GGCGCGGGAGCAGAAGCCCCAGCAGCCCCATCTAACCCAGTATTACTAGACGACGCAACCCTTGCAGCCCAGATGGGTGACCAAAAGGTTCGTACTCGACTAGTAACGGAAGCCTACGGAACACAATTGCCTCAACGCAGAGTTCCGGAGGACTACGAAAAATAAAGTAATTTATACAGACAATTGAGACATCTATTGTCAGAATAAATACTGTAACAACACAGTTAGGTCATTTGAGCTACTACATCGGAAAACGACCCCTAGGATAAAAGGATATAAACATGTCAGAAACTGCAGACCTTATGGCCAATGCTTTTGAAGCAGAAGCCAACACAGCTCCAGTAGTTAATGTGTCGGGCGTTGACGCGCCTACTGTTACCTCTGGTAAGAACGAACCTACAAGCGCTCAGAAGTTTTACACTGAAGAGGATTTGGCAAAGGTTCGCTCACAGGAGAAGGACAAGCTTTACCCTGAGCTCGAAAGACTAAAGGATGAAGTGTCTACTCTTAAGAAGGAACGTGAAGAGAAAGCAGCTCTAAAGGCAGCTGAAGCGGAAGCTAAGGCAGCTGAAGAAAAAGCTAAGCTTGAGCAGGACTTGGACGCCAAGGACTTTGCTAAGGCAACAGCTGAAGAGTTGCGAGAGCAGTTGGCACGTGAGCGTCAAGAACGCGAAGCGGCCTTCGCTCTTCTGGAGCAGGAAAGAAAGTTTGCAGAACTGCAGGCTTACCGTCAACAAGCTGTTGAACAGAACCGCGACAATATCATCCCTCAATTGATTGATTACATTCAGGGAAATACCCCTGAGGAAATCAATGCAAGTATTGCAGGGTTGGTAGAGCGTTCTAACAGTATTTTAGAATCGGCGCAATCTGCTATTCAGCAGCAGCGCCAGCAAATGCCGGGAGTTAGGGCAACCTTGCCAGGCAATGGTCCATTGGAGAGCAATACGGAATCACGTCAGTTTACTGCTGCAGATATTGCAGCAATGCCGATGAACGAATACGCAAAAGTCCGCACTCAAATCTTGAGCAATCGCGCTCAGGGTAAGACCAGCGGAATTCTGGGCTAACACTTAATCTATTAAAAACTACTAACAAGGAGTTAAAGCCAAATGGCATCAGGTATTACAGGTACCGGCAATCTTGCCGCATCACCAACAGCGTACTCAGGTACAAACACACAGCTCACACAAGCGATTCAGACAATCTGGTCTAAGGAAATCCTTTTCCAGGCAATGCCTATCCTTCGCTTCGAGCAGTTCGCAGTTAAGAAGACAGAGCTCGGAGTAGCTCCTGGACTTCAGATTAACTTCATGCGTTACAACAACCTCGGATTCGCTTCACCTCTCGTTGAAGGTGTCCGTATGCAGACAAACGCACTCACAGCACAGCAGTTCTCAATCACAGTATCTGAGCATGGTTATGCTCTTGCTGTTTCTGAGCTTCTTCTCAATGCTTCATTCGACGACGTAATGGCTTCTGCTTCACGTCTCCTCGGTCGCAACATGGCTATCTATCTTGACCAGCTCTCACGCGATACTCTCTACGCAGCATCTTCAACCCTCTACGGTGAAGACCGCTCAGCTGTCTCCTCAGCTGTTAACAACTGGTACGGATACGGAACCTTCGGCACATCACGTGCTTCAATGACAGGTTCTTCATACCTCACACCACACGTTATCAAGGACACAGTAGAGACCTTGGCAACAAAGAACATCCCACGGTTGGGCGAGACCTACGTTTGCTTCGTTCACCCACACCAGAGCCGTACACTTCGCGACAACCCAGAGTTCATCGAAGTCACAAAGTACGCAGCTCCAGGTAACTTCATGCTCGGTGAAATCGGTCGTCTCTACGACGTAGTATTCATCGAAACAACACAGGTTCTCAAGGTTGTTGGCGGAGCTGGCTCAGGCTACTCAGCAGATACAGCTGTTGCTAACCCAGTAGTTGTTCCTGGTGGAGGTTACACAACCCCAGCTACCCTCACAGGTAACGGTGCTTCAGACCGCTATGCAGCTATCATGATTGGTGACAACGCATTCGGTCACGCTATCTCACTTCCAGTTGAGCTCCGCGATGGCGGTATCCTTGACTTTGGCCGTGAGCATGCACTTGCTTGGTACTCAATCTTCGGTCTTGGTCTTATCACTGACCAGTCTGTTGTTATCATCGAAACCAACTAAGCTAAACCCCCACAACTTAATATGCAGTAAGCGAGGGGCCTTCGGGCCCCTCGCCCCCTTCATCGAGATATTAATTAGGAGAATACAATGGCTAAAGCAAAGCCCACTGATGTAACCGGTCGAGTTCGCGAACAGCTTGCAGAGCAAGCACTAGCTGAACAACAAGACCGCGCAGCTGAAATGTCTATGGCAACAGCACAAGCTCAGGTCAAACTAGAGACCGAAGTTATTGATGCTACAAAGCCTTCCCGCCAGACAGTTATCGTAGACGACCCTGTGACTGTCGGAAGTCCAGATGACTCTAGCGTTGAGATTCGCGTTGTTCAAGACCTCGACAACATGACTCTTGGCAAGGGTAACAACTACAGCTTTAAGGCTGGCGTTAAGTACAAAGTAACGAAAGCCGTCGCAGAGCACCTTAAGGAAAAGGGTTACCTCGCGGGAGTTATCTAAGACATACTTAGCGAAGTGGGCGCCTCTTTTTAGGGGCGCTCTTTTCGTTTGTACTGATTTTTTACAGAAATTCCGACACTATAGTACCTGTAGCGTGAGGAGTTTTAGGTGGCCCTTTTATCAGATTTAATCTCTAGAGTGCGTCTCGAAATAGGTGACCAATCTTCCCAGTTCGCATTTACCGCGACTGGAGATGGCTCTACAACGACGTTTACTCTTGGGAAGTATCCCGTAGAACCTAGCACGCTCTATGTGACGGTTAACGGTACAGCTCAGGCCACCCCTGCTGCTTACACCCTAGAAGCTAACCTAGGCATTATCCATTTTGTGACTGCCCCAGCTGCCAATGCAGCGATTGTGGTAGATGGTCAGAGCTATCGCTACTTTACAGATACAGACATCACAACCTTCGTTTCTGATGCTGTAAACCAGCATACCTACAATAGAGTAGATTCCTATGGTTCACAGGTAACCATCGGTTCTATTCCAGCTGTAGAGGAATATCCAGTAGCAGTCCTAGCTTCTATTGAGGCTCTATGGGCGCTTGCTACCGACTCTGCTTTTGATATCAACATTACCGCCCCAGATGGCGTGGTCATTCCTCGCGCTCAGCGTTACCAGCAGCTCTCTAACATTATTCAGCAGCGCTGGGAACAGTACCGCCTTCTCTGCTCACAGCTTAACGTTGGCCTATGGCGCATTGAGATGGGTACGCTCATCCGCACCTCACGCACAACCAATAAGTTTGTACCTATCTACATGGGTCAAGAAGTGGATGACTCTCGTATGCCAGAGCGCGTCTACGTTCACAATGACCTCACAGGCCGCAACCCTGCGCTTAACTATGGTCAAATCTATGACATTACCCTTTATCAGGGCGACTCATTCTCCTGCGAGTTTGACTTCCCATTTGATATCAGTGGATATAACCTCAAGGCGCAGATGCGTACCTATCCAAACTCACCTTCGCTTTATGCCACCTTTACTATCACTGTCCTTTCTACAAGCTCTAGCTTGAGCAAGGTCCAGCTAACCCTGACAAAAACAGATACTGAATACCTACCAGCCCGTGCTTTCTGGGACCTACAGGCCACATCTAGCACAGATGCCACCTACGAGCAGACCTACATTCGCGGGCAGGTGTTCACTATTCAAGAGGTGACCCTTGACTAATTGCTCTTGCGGGAACGGTGGTGGGGCAGGCTGCACTTGCGTAGTTAACGTAATTCCGCAGCCTCCTATCGTCGTATCTATATACCCAACCACCCAAGCTACCCAAGCTACTAGCCCTATTGTTGTAGGGCCTGGAGTTGGCGGCGCTATTGGTGCACAGGGTACTCAAGGAGTTCAGGGCACCTCTGGTTACCAAGGCCATGACGGTGTACAGGGCACTCAAGGTGTGCAAGGCACCCAAGGTAATCAAGGTCTACAAGGATTTGGTTACGCACAACTTCAAGGAATTACTGGTACCCAAGGTACGCAAGGCGTACAAGGTATTCAAGGATACTTTGGGCTTCAAGGTCACTACGGTACTCAAGGTACACAAGGCATCCAAGGCGTTCAAGGACCTATTGGAACGCAAGGTACTCAGGGTGTTCAAGGTCTTCAAGGACTACAGGGAACACAGGGAGTTCAAGGAAACCAAGGCTCTATTGGTTTTACAGGAAGCCAGGGTAGTCAAGGAACTGTCGGTACTCAGGGAGTTCAGGGCGTACAAGGACGCCAAGGACCACAAGGAACTATTGGTATTCAAGGTAACCAAGGTATAACGGGTGTTCAAGGTCTTCAAGGACTACAGGGTAATCAAGGCGTACAAGGTATTACCGGTATTCAAGGTAATCAGGGCACAACTGGTTCTCAAGGATTACAAGGCTTACTTGGTCTTCAAGGTAACCAGGGAACTGTTGGCGTCCAGGGCCTACAAGGAATTCAGGGCACTCAAGGAGCGCAAGGATTTACTGGTATTCAAGGTTTAGTTGGAAGCCAAGGCACTCAAGGTGTTCAGGGAACGCAAGGTAACCAAGGTTTTGGTTATGCACAGTTACAAGGTGTTCAGGGTCCACAAGGAGTTCAGGGACTACAAGGAAACCAGGGCGTTCAAGGGCTAACAGGAAGCCAAGGAGCTACCGGTACTCAAGGCTTTGTAGGAACACAAGGAGCCACTGGTACTCAGGGCGCTATCGGCGTACAAGGATTAACAGGTGCGCAGGGCTTTACTGGAACGCAGGGAGCTACTGGTTCTACTGGAAACACCGGTTCACAGGGTACTCAGGGTTCTATTGGTAATACTGGCGTTCAAGGTGTGCAAGGAACCCAAGGTGTTCAAGGACCACAGGGCACTCAGGGTATTCAAGGCAATGTTGGTACCCAAGGTGTGCAAGGAACTCAAGGGGTTCAAGGGGTTCAAGGAACCACCGGCTCACAGGGTCTAACTGGCTCACAGGGTTTTCAAGGTCTACAAGGTCCTGCCTCAACCCAAAATGCGCATCAGTCTGTAGAGGCAGTTCAGGTATCTCCACTTGGTAATGGCGCTACATATATTGCTGGGTCTGCTGATGCCGAAAATGGAACTGGTGTTGGAGCTTATATTCAAGCAACATCTAATGGAACACTATCTGTTGACGGTTACACGACCCCCTACCTGGCTGTTGGTGACCGCCTTCTTATTGCTGGCCAGACTTCAAACATACAAAACGGTATATATACAGTTACATCTACTGGCTCATCAACATCTACTTGGAAATTAACACGCGCAACTGACTACGACAACCACTTGGTTGGTCAGGTAGAAGAAGGCGATTACGTATTTGTTACTGATGGAACTACTTATGGCGGTTCTGCTTGGATTGAAGTAGGTAACGGTTCTAACCCTGATGGAACAATCCGCATTGGCACAGACCCAATTATCTTTAGTGAAACTTCTGGTGTAGGCGTACAAGGAACAACCGGCGCTCAAGGTACTCAGGGTCTACAGGGTATTCAAGGCGTACAAGGTACTCAAGGCATTCAGGGTCTTACGGGCGCAACTGGCGCTCAAGGAACCCAAGGAGTTCAGGGTATTCAGGGAGTCCAAGGATATGTAGGACTTCAAGGAAACCAAGGCACTCAAGGACTTCAAGGTAACCAAGGAAATCAGGGAACTAACGGTACTAACGGTACTAACGGTACTAACGGAGTCCAAGGTCTTACTGGTACTCAAGGTGCTATTGGTACTCAAGGTGCTATTGGTACTCAGGGCTCAACAGGCTCGCAAGGCACAACTGGCGCTACTGGTTCTACAGGCTCTCAGGGCACAACTGGTATTCAGGGCGCTACAGGAACTCAGGGCACACAAGGACTTCAAGGAGTCATTGGCTCTCAGGGTCTAACAGGTACAGGTACTCAAGGAACCCAAGGACTACAGGGAACTCAAGGCAGTAGCGGAGCTAACGGTACTAATGGCTCACAGGGAACTCAAGGAGTAACTGGTAGCCAAGGAACTATTGGTGCTCAAGGCATTCAGGGAGCACTTGGTACACAAGGCGCGATTGGTACTCAAGGCGCAAGTGGTACAAACGGCTCTCAAGGAACGACTGGAGCGCAAGGCACAATAGGTGCTCAAGGCACCACCGGAGCCCAAGGAACTCTTGGTACACAAGGCACACAGGGAAGCGTAGGTCCTCAAGGAACTAGCGGCACCAATGGTACTCAGGGAACACAGGGCCTAACAGGTAACCAGGGAGCTACTGGTGCCCAAGGTACAGCTGGTTTTGTAGGCTCTAACGGCTCTCAGGGTACAACTGGAGCACAAGGCGCCACTGGCGGAAGCGGTATCGTAAACGTAGGTAACGGTCTTCAGTATGTTGCCGGAACCCAGACCCTATCACTACAGGCCGTAACAGGTACTGGCTACACAGTAGCTTTGTCTCAGTCCCCTGTTCTTACAACACCTAACATTGGTAACGCTACCGCGTCATCTGTAACTGTAGGAACTCTTACATACACACCAGCTAACGCGGTCTTTACCTCTCAGACCTCGGTTAACAACTATGACCAGGTTATTATTCAGAACTCTCTACAGGGCACTCAAGCATCAGCTGACCTTGTAGTCAATAATGATTTGTCTACTGATAACACCTACTACGGTGACTTTGGTATTAACAGCTCTGGCTTCTCTGGCGCTGGTAGCCTATCTCTACCTAATGCTACATACCTATACTCATCTAATGGAGAGTTAGTACTAGGAACCATCACCTCAAATGGTATCCGCATGGTGACTAACAACAGCACCACAGATGCGCTTACCATTAACTCCGCTGGTTATGTAAACGTAGCAGGTACCTTCCAAGCTGGAACAATTTCAGGCGGCTCGGCATCAGCTGCTCAAACCGTTATTAAGCAGCGTTCAGATACAGCAGCTAACTGGACATCTTCTAACCCAACTCTTGCTGTAGGTGTTTGGGGCTATGAGTCCGACACCAAGAAGGTAAAGATTGGTGATGGCGTTACTGCTTGGAACTCTCTTGCTTACTTTACCGGCGTTCAGGGTACAACGGGTCCACAGGGAACCACAGGCGCACAGGGTACAACTGGTTTGCAGGGAGCTACGGGTACACAAGGAGCTACTGGAACTCAGGGTGCGACAGGTGCTACAGGAAGCACAGGTTCTCAAGGAGCTACTGGCACAAATGGAACCAATGGCTCTCAGGGTACGACTGGTACTCAAGGAACCACTGGAACTACAGGAGCCACCGGTACGCAGGGAACTACGGGTAGCCAAGGAACACTTGGTACACAAGGAACTCAAGGGACTGTTGGACCTCAGGGAACAACTGGTATTCAAGGAACCTCTGGCACTAACGGTACAAACGGAACTCAAGGTACAAC